CCCTGGCCCATCGTCGCGTCCCAGCAGCTACCATCACGTTCGTAGACATGTGGGTTTGGTCCTGCCCAGTTCAGGGCATCGGCGAACCAGGCACCCTTGTCTGTTTGGTTCATGCAGCTGGAGACGGTGACTTTGATGTCATCACCATAACTTCGCTCGCCGTTGAAGACCTCGCTGACCGCCTTTGAGTAGGCGTAGTATTGATTTGCGAACCGTTCTTGGTCATTGAGGTGGCGGTAGAAGTGGATGAGGCGCGCCTTCGAAGGTTTCTTGTAGGTCCCGTCGGGTTCCAAGCCGACGAGCACCTCACGTTTCACCATGCAGGTGGCGTGATTCGGCTGTGACTGGTCCTCGGTCACAGCACTGAGTATCGCATCTTGTTTCCATTTCGGCCAACGATGGATCCACCAGTCCCAAGAGTGCTCGTCGCGAGCCGTACGATATGCATCCGTCAGTGTTGGAAGCACGTCGTCGACTATCTTGTGCATGTTTGCTAGAGCATTCGGAGACGGGTCGTGGCGCTCAGCCAAGTGTCGCTTTGCAGCTGCGGCCACTGCGTTACAGCAGCAGGTTCTCATGACGTTAGGTGGGGCAGCAATGGGACCAACCACAGTCGCGCCCCGCGAGCCCGGTTTCGGGCAGTACGGGACACGAGGAAGCGACAGGACTTCGTGGCGTCTGTCAATGTTGTTGAGGGCGTCGGGGTGAGGTGCGCCGAGACAGAGCGTTGCGGTTTCATTCCCCTCTCGAAAGGGGTAGAAGCCGAGAGGTCGACCCACCAAACCCTTCGGAACCAGTCGGCCAAACTGATCCCTAAGGAATGGCAGGTCTTCCCGGCCTCCACCCTACTCGCGACTCCTCTCGACAGCCCAGGCAATCCGGGCGGATGAGGGGAGCCACGAGCGGGCGGAGGGACCGGCGCGTGGGTGGTAGTAAGCCACCCAGAGGCGCCGCCACGTCGCGAGCGGGCCGGAATTCGAGTCGTCGGCGAGCTGACGTGTGAGGGAGAGGTCCGCGAAATCCTCGCGCGCGTGAACCTCAAGCTGTCGCACAGTGTTGGCGACAGGGCCCATGACATGGTCGACGGCACATGCGAGGTCGACGGGGCGATGGGTGCTAGCCCCCTGCGAGCGGACGAGGGCCGCTGTTGCTTCTGCTGGAACTTTGTCGGTGGTGGTGGTGACGATGCGCGTGAGCACGACTTTCTCGGCTCGGCGGATGACGTCCGCGGAGCGGATCTGACCGCCGAGGGTGATGTCGTGGTAGTCGCGAAGCAGGCCGGCGAGAATGTCACGTTCGGCGGCAAAGGCTTCCTCGATCTTCATGCGACGATCGTACTCCAAGTTGACCTCGAGGACGGCGTTGTCGTCGGTGAGGAACGTGATGTGGCGGCACTTGCCGCATGCCTCCATGTCGTGGCAGAAGCGCGCTGGGGTGACGCGCGCGTGCCCGGCTTCGATGCCGTGGCGCACACAGACGGTGAGGTTGCGGGTGCCGTTCGTCGCCGGATTGTCACGGCGATTCACGTTGCGGGCTCCGCGGGTGTGGCGGAGCACAGCGACAACACGCCCTTCCTGGAGGCAGGGCTGGCAGAACCAGAAGTCGTTCTTGCCGATGGCCTGGAAGTGCGCGACAGCGGCGCGGTTGTCCTGGCGGCGGAACGGGCAGACGACTTCGCGGCCACGTGGGCCCTGGCACATCCCTTCACGGCGCGAGCGGTCAACGACTTGCGCGTAGTCATAGGTGGGATGCAGCGGTGGGGGGCCGACGAAGCCTGGTGGCTGCGGAAGGATGGCGTCGACGAATGGCGCGAACGGCGGCGGTGGCGCTTCGCGCCACTCCGGCAC